AACTACAGAAACATTAGGATCAAATATGCTACTTGATATTGGTAGCTCGGATATAGAACTAAGACCGAGCATTTATTACGCTCCTGGTTTAGTTGGCCATGTAACAGCTTTTATATCTTCGATTGTTGTCAATCCACTTGTTATATCTCTTAGCTCTTGTCTATATGTCTGCCACGCTGTTTTGTCAGCTATTGGTGAATCTGGTAAAACTGTCCAGTCTGATTTTGTTAATAAATTATTTCTTTTATCTCTAAGTTCTTGAAAAGATATTTTTAAATCTGCTTCAGCTAATTTACTTTCTATTTGAGCGGCAGTAATATTTTCAGGATTACCATCATACCATTTTATGTTATTAATATCATCCCCTGAAACTGAACAGTTAGCATCTGGTTTAATTAATTGTATAGCTGTTATTATTCTTGCCATTATGCTTCTATCTCCATTAAATTACAAAAAGATACTCCGTTCATACTCTCATCGGATGTATTATGAGAATAATTAATGTAAACTCTTCTATTACCACCAGCAGTTTGAACTAAAGCAAATTTAACAGTAACAACTCCAGTAGATCCACTAATTGTTGGTGTCCATAAAAAATTACCAGCAATAGGATTAATAAAATATCCATTAGTATCATAAGCTCTTGCTCCACCTATCATACAACTTCTTCTACTAGATGATGAAACAGGATTTGCAATATTTCCATAAGATCCACTATCTACTTTAAATTAGCTGATGGCAATGTTCCTGTAACATTGCTTGCTAAGTTTACTGATTGATTTGGTCCTAGTCTAGTTAATGCCATAATATTACTCCGTCATTTTAAATATATGCATTGATGCTTGTCCACTTTCAACTCTTGGTGTTCCAGATGTTGAATCTATGTAGGCATAACCTTCAATATAATCACTCGAACCATTAAGTTGAACTATTACACTTGTATTTACTTGATCATTATAGTTTATACCATTTGTATCCCAATCTCTAGTTGCTACAGCTCCTGCTTTAGCAGACCCGTTTTTATAAATACTTGCAATTATTTTATCAGTTGCATTATCTGATTGTGCTCCTGTTCCAACATTTAATGATACAAAATAATATCCAGATGTTTGTGGTGTAAATCTATAATTTGTTGATGAATCAAAAGCATTTGCACTATCTACATTTTCAATATTAAATTGTATTTTAGTGTGTGTTGCATCAGTTAAATTTTGATCTCCATTTCTATACACAGAAACATAAGGTGCAGTTGTTCCACCAAAGCCAGTCGCTGTCCCAGAATTAGTTATTGTTGCTCCACTTGGAATAGTAATTGTGTCACCAGATGCACCGATAGTAATAGTATTAGAACTTTCGTTGATAATGTTATTACCGTCTGCGTCCTGTATCGTGTCTACTTTTAATATACTTGTCATTATGCTCCTATTATTTTATATGCTCCAAATCTTGTTCCATAATTACCACCATCACTAGAATCTGCAGCTGAAGCAATTTCTGGTGTTGCTGAACTTACATCTACTTTACAATATATTTCTAGATAATCAGTAGCATTTAAATCAACTACAGAGTGTATGACCATTGCAACAACTCTTGTTCCATCATGCCTACTATCTTCTGTTGTACCTACATTAGCTGATCCATTTTTGTAAATTTTAATTTGAGAAATATCGTTTGCATCATAAGTTCCATAACATTGAGCCATTGCATAAACAAAATATTTTCCAGCTACTCCTGGTGTAAATCTATAATTGGTAGAATTATCATAAGTACTATTTGTATCAAAAACTTCGGTATCAAATTGAACTTTAGTTAAAGTATTATCCGAAATAGATTGACTTGCTGACAGGTATGCTTCAAAAGCTGGAACGTTTTTCATGGTGCTATTTAGCGTAATAGTTCCGTTAGAAAGATCTACAGTCTCTCCAGAAGCTCCAACAGTAATAGTCCCTGATCCAGAACTTGTTTCTATATTCGATACTTTTAATGTTCCGTTTGCCATAATTATGATTTCTTAACTAAGAATCCTCCAAAATAAGTGTACTCATCATCTGTGGTTATTGCAATTGTTCCTCCACTAGCTTGATAACTTTGCATATCAAAATAATCACTAGATCCATTTGCTTGCACAATACCAGAAAGATTACAAGTACTATAATCTCTATTACCATTTCTTGCTGATAAAATAGTGCTTCCATTTTTTGAAATACTTAAATCAATTCTATCAAAAGAAGTTGTGCTAGATTGATACCTAATGTTTGCATATAAAAAATAGTATCCTGCAACTTGTGGGGTAAATCTGTAATTACTTGTATTATAAGCAGAACTGCTATCAAATAATTCTGTGTTATTAGAAACTACTATAGTTGTGCTAGTTGCTACATTTCCATTTTGTGGATTGTAAGCATGAAAAGATGGATCATTACCTTGACCTGCTGTGATACCAAATCCTGTAGCTGTACCAGAGTTTGCAATAGTAACTCCTGAAGGAATACTGATTGTATCTCCTGATGTACCTAGCGTTAGCGTAGTGCCTGTAGCTGGATCGACTTGATTTGTTTCTAATTTACTCATTATAAAATTACAAAT